TACAAAAATCAGGAAAAACTCTCACCCCAAAATCAAATTTTTTCAAATTATCAATAGTATTTTTTCGTTTCGGGGTGTTCGGGGCTGTTCCGGCTCGTACTGTTGCGAGAAAATACAGCAAATACAAGGCTTTTCTATATGTCGGGCTGTAAATCGCCTGTTGTGGCTTGCTGTTCCGGCTCGTTCGGGTGTGAATGGGTTTATATTGGGGCGTGTTGATTTCCTGTTGATTTTCCCACCACACCAACACCAGCGGCAACAGGTACACCCCCGGAGGGGGATATATACCCCGCTCAAAGTGCCGAGGGAGTAGTCCGAATACCCTCAAGCAATAAAAGGTTTTTAGAGAGAGGGTATAGTTTAATTTACAGTACCATTAGTACCAAAAACAAATAATATTATATCTATCTTTCTATCTGTTACCGAGCAACACAATCAAGATAAGATACAATCTTTTGAATGGCACACGGCAGTAGTACCAGTGAAGTACCAACAGTACCATTCCAATGATGTAGAAAGTCCCTCCTCAAAAATTTCCGAAAAATCCAAAAAGAATTTTCGTGTTATTTTCAATACTATCGGTGTTGATTTGCTATCTGAATCAGATAAAATTACGCTATTCAGATAACTTCTTGTCCGTATCAGATAGTTGTAATTTATGCCCCATTTGCTATAATGGTGGTAACAACAAAATAACCACAGTGATTCGGTCACGCTCTCCGTATTGGTTATGGAGAGAACAAGTTGAAATGATAGGTGCGTTATCGCACAGAGATTAAATTCTCTGACGATAGCGCACCTTTTTTGTTGCCGGAAAGGAGGTTCAAGAATGACGGAACAGGAAGCGTTAGAAGTGGCTCGCAAACAGATTAGAGCAGAGAACGCCGCTTATATGCGGGAATGGAGAAAGCGAAATCCCGAAAAAGACAGGGCTATTCGCAATAGATACCGTGAAAAGCTGAAAGCCAAGAGGAAGGAGGGCAAGTCAAATGAATAACAACATTATTCCAGTCTATCAGCCGATGAAGGACGCTGTGAAGACCACTGGCTTGTCCGAGTATTACTTACGCAAGCTGTTGAAAGCCGGGAAACTCCCTCATATTAAGAATGGAGCAAAAATCTTCGTGAATGTACCTCGCCTTTTGGAACGTCTTGAAAGCGAGGGAGTGAGCTGATGGGGAAAGAACAAGAGCTTCTGAAAATCGGAGAGAATTATGAATCAAGACCCGATGGGACATTGGTTTATAAGTCACCGATTTTGAGTAAAGACGGTTTCGAGGTTGTAAGAATAGAAGAAACCGCTATCGCAAACCACACCCCTATTCTCAAGGAACAACGAATTGTTGACAACGGTGTAGAACAAACCGAGGAATTGCTTTTCGATGTTCGCAGAGCTGGTCGAATGTGGGGTGTTGTCCCGGTCACACTGAAAGATGTGTTGAGCCAAACTCCCAACATTAAGTTTGGAGCGGCTTGCCGTATCTTCCTCGAGCGAGGTGCAAAGAACCGTTACAGCGAAGCAATGCAGATTCAGTGTGAAAACGCTCTGCACACAACGGTTTACCAGCATACAGGGTACGCAATGATTAACGGTCAACGAGTATTTCTTAACGGGAATAACAGTGTGACCGCCGAGGGGCTTACCGATGGGTACAGCGTTCAGATGGAGGGGAAATTAGACCGTTACGGTTTCACGGCAGAGCGGCATGACAGCCGTTATAAAACACTGTTGATGGATTTACCCAAGGTTGCACCGAAGCCGCTTATCTATACTGCTCTCGCATATAGCTTTCTGACACCGCTCAATGCGATGTTACAGGAAATCGGCTTTGAACCACGATTCATTCTGTACTTTGTCGGTAAAACAGGCTCTCAAAAGTCCACTGTGGCAAACCTGTTTCTTTCGTTTTTCGGTATATTCCGGGAAACGGAATCCGCTCCTATCAGTTTCAAGGACACACCCAACGCCGCTGAAAAGGCGATGGGTCTGCTCAATTCCACATTGACACTGCTCGATGATAGAATCCCTTCCACCACGAAAGGGGTCAAAGACCAAATGGAGCGCATGGAACAGAGTGTGGCACGAGCTATCGGTGACAGAGCCGGACGAGCAAGAATGAACGCCAACGGTTCTCTCAAATCGGTTTACCGCCCTGTTTGCAATCTGATTATCACAGCAGAGGAAGCATACAGCAATGTAGGCGAAAGTGCCATTGCTCGCTCTATCTCCTGTGAGTTGAGACCGGGTGATGTGAAATTGCCCGAACTGACGGCGGTACAGCAGAGAGCAAGTGAACTGAACGAGTGTATGTCCGAGTACATTCAGTATGTGATTGCAAACTGGGACACCATTGCCGAAAAGCTCAAGCCGCTGTTTCTCGAGTTGCGTGATAAAGCCCAAATAGGCGGTCACGGACGTTTGGCGGTTGCCGTGGCACATTTGCAAATCGGTATGACTGTTATGTGCGATTGGTTGGAATCCGTCAATGTGCTTACTTCCGAACAGAGTGACACACTCAAGGCGCAGTCGTGGGATATTTTCCTTGCGCTGTCCGCAGAGCAGAATCGCCGTATTTACGAGGAAAAGCCTGTGAAGCTGTTTCTCAATGCGGTTAAGGAGCTTTTAGACCGGGGAGAAATCCGTTTCTCGGATTTAACAGCAGAATGTCCTTCGTACAAACCTGTGGGTTATGTTGATGAGTATTTCTACTACTGCTACCCCGACACGATTTACAGCGAAGTGCGAAAATTCTATGCCGCACAGGATTTGAATTTTCCGCTCGGAAAGACAGCCCTATTTCAGCAGTTGGCAATCGACAAGCTGATTGAAACCGACAAGAATCAGACTACTAAAGCCAAATGGATTACTAATTCAAGCGGCAAAAAGCGTTCTCGCCTTTTATGGTTGAGAAAAGACGCATTAGAAGACAAGGAGGAAAACGAATAATGTCTACGACAGGAAAGAACCCCGCTCAAAGTTATCTTGAAATGACTGAGAGCATGACCGCAAGCAAGGAAAAAGGGCTTGCACTGGAAAAAGGACACAGCATTTATAAGGAAAAATCCGGCGAATATCAAGAGGATAAGCTCCGGGAACTGGTGGCGGCAAAAACCTCTGAATTGGTAGAGACCGCCACAAAAGAAAAGGTCTCTCTCGAAGATATTGAGAGCGTCAAGGCTCGAACGATTGTTTATCTTCGAGCTTGCGAAGAAACAAGCACATTCCCGAGTTCTCTCGGGCTTGCTCGTTCGCTGGGGTATTCTGACAGAGCATTGCGGAATTGGCGCAATTATAAATCTGATACCGAAACCGCACAGTGGCTCGAAATGTTCAATGACCTGTGTGCCGATGTTCTCAATCAGTCCGCATTGAAGAACAATGCCAACAGTATTGTTTCCATTTTCCTCAATAAAGCTATGTACGGTTTCAGAGAAACAAACGAACTGATTCTCACCCCGAATAAACCGGGATATGAGGAAGAAGCCGCTTACAGTGCCGAGGACATTAGAAAACGCTATATGGCTGATGTTCCGGCAGAGGACTAAGGAAGGAGGTGTGAGGTATGGGAAGAATCCTTTTTAGGCAGTTCTACACAACCTTTGTTGAACAGTGTTTCCATGTTGTCGTTCGCAAATGGGCGCACACAGGGTTGCCGAGAAAATGGTACGAATTTAGCACAAATTGGATTGCTGGTTTATCCGAAGAAGATGGAGCTTTTATCCGTTTTGTGTTTGGTTCGGATTTTTACAGCACTGCCGAAGGGCTGTCCTGTTACAACCCCAGTGAAGATTACGGAATCAAGCGAAAACGATTGTACGAGCTTGAACGCCGCTTTGCTGTCGCTGGTGGCTTGATTGACGAAAATCCGAAGTCCGGCAAGTAGGAGGAATGTGCGTATGAGGTTCAGAGAACATTACACCGAGTTGGTGGAACATTTCTTCCGCATGGCAGTACGACACATTGAAGTGACCGAAAAGACACCGCTTGATTGGTTCAAGTTCACACGGAATTGGATTGATAAGCAGTCCGAAGAAGATAAGAAATTTATCCAATTTGTGTTTGCGTATCAATTCCGGGACACGAATACAGGTCTGTACGGTTTCAAATGTGCTGACGCTATGCCGGAAAAGAGAATCCGTTTGGCGGCTCTTGAAAAACAGTTTGCTACGGATAGCGGCTTGATTTAACCGCTGTCTGTGGAGATAAACCGGGCATACCGCCCGGAAAAATTAAAGGAGGAAATCAAAATGGCAAACAAAATCACTTTCACCTATGGGGGCAAGGTATATGTCCTCGAATACACCCGCAAATCCGTTGAGGAAATGGAACGCCGGGGCTTTGTTGCAGAAGATGTACTTACAAAGCCGCTGACTGTTCTGCCCGAGCTTTTTGCTGGTGCATTTATCGCCAACCATCGTTTTACCAAGAGAAAGCTCATTAACGAGATTTTCTCGAAAATTGATGATAAGGCTGGGCTGGTGAACTCTCTCGCTGAAATGTACAGCCTTGTTATTGACGAGTTCGTGGACGAGCTTGAAAAGAATAACAGTGATGTGGCGTGGAAGCGTATCTAATCATTCGATTCTATCCCATAGAAAGGAGGGATTTTTATGAGTGACGTCACTGTGGAAAGTCTACAACTCGAAGTACAGTCCTCTGCTGATGGAGCGGCAAGAAGTATTGACACTCTTACCTCCACGCTGGGGAAACTGAAAAGTGCTACGAATGGTATCGGGCTGACAGGTGTTGTGAACCAAATCCGAAACCTCGATTCAGCACTGAAATCTGTCGATGGTTCTTCCGCTGATAAAATTGACAAGTTAGCCACCAGTTTGTCGAAGCTCAATGGACTGGGGAGCATTAAGCTCTCCTCCTCTGTTGCAAATCAGCTCAAGAATATTGGCAGTGCCGCTACTTCTCTGAATGGCGTGGACTTTTCCAGTATCGGTAAGCTCTCGACAGCACTCACGCCGCTGGGAAATATTGGCAAGGCGACCGGGTTGAACTCGACCTTTAATGCCTTAAAGAAGTTACCCGAAGTGGCAAAATCGCTGGCTGGTCTTGATTTGAACAGTTTTACCAGTCAGATTCAGCAGTTGTCCAATGCACTCGCTCCGCTGGCAAACCAGTTCAATACTGTGGCTACGGCGTTCACCCGATTACCTACGAATATCCGGCGAGTTGTTACGGCTACGAACTCTTTAACACAGACAAACAGCCGGGCAAGCACCAGCTATATCAATCTGTGGGCGAAACTGCGAATGGCTCGTGTAGCGATTCAGAGCATTGGAAATACGATTGCTTCATGGCTTCATACCTCTAACCAGTACATTGAGGATATGAACCTGTTCAATGTGGCGTTGGGCGAGTACGCTTCCGAAGCGCAGAAATATGCAGAGCAAGTCGGTGAGGTACTGGGTATCGACCCGGGCGAGTTCATGCGTAACCAAGGTACTTTCAATACCATTATCAGCGGTTTCGGCGTGGCAAGCGACAAAGCCTATCTTATGTCCAAGAACCTCACACAGCTCGGCTACGACATTTCTTCGTTCTTCAATATTTCGTTTGAGGACGCAATGCAGAAGTTACAGTCGGGTATCTCGGGTGAACTTGAGCCGCTTCGTAGACTGGGTTACGACCTGTCTGTTGCAAGACTGCAAGAGGAAGCTCTTGCTCTCGGTATCGAGAAAAAGGTCTCTGCTATGACACAGGCTGAAAAGTCACAGTTGCGTTACTACGCAATTATGACACAGGTAACTACCGCTCAAGGTGATATGGCTCGTACTCTGAACGCTCCGGCGAACCAGCTTCGTGTTTTACAGGCACAGGTTACGCAGTGTGCAAGAGCAATCGGCAACCTGTTCATTCCTATGCTCAATGCCATTTTACCGCCTGTAATTGCAGTGGTAAAGGTTTTGCGCTCTCTTATCGTTACGATTGCCGGATTGTTCGGTATCAATGCTGACCGATTTGGGGATATGTTCTCCGATGTATCTTCTTCGGTTGGTAGCACCGCAAGCGGCTTGGAAGATGTATCTGACGGACTGGGTAACGCTACCAAGGCGGCGAAGAAACTGAAAAACGCAATGCTCGGCATTGACGAATTGAACATTATCTCCCCGAACGATGATTCCAGCGGAAGCGGAAGCGGTTCGGGTGCTGGTATTGGCGGTAACGATTTGGGTATCGACCTTCCCACATACGATTTTCTCGGCAATGCTGTTTCTTCTAAGATTGACGCTATTGTCGATAAGCTGAAAGAATGGCTCGGTCTCAATGAGGAAATCAATTCGTTGTCTGACCTGTTACATACACGGTTGGGACGAATCTTAACCACAGTCGGTGCTATTGCATTAGGGCTGGCGGCATGGAAAATCTCAAAGGGTGTGCTTTCTGCATTGAAATATATGCAGAATCTCAAGAATTTGGGATTGGATAATGCGTTCACTATCACGGTCGGTATCAGCTTGCTTGTCACAGGCGTTGCCCTCGAATGGGCTGGTATTATTGATGCAATCAAGTACGAGCTGAACAAAATGAACTTTGCTCAAATCATTGCCGGAGGGTTGCTTACCATCGGTGGAAGTTCGATTTTGGGTAAAGGAATTGCTGGCTGGATTATGTCCTCGTTTGCAGATAGCTCTATTGCGGCGGCATTGACTACGGCGGCGAGCAATCTCGGTCTCGGGACTGCAACGGCGGCTGGTGCGGCTATCGGTGCTGGTATTGGTGGAATCATTGCTGGTATTCCGGCATATTTCACTGGTATTTATGACGCATTGAAGAATGGTCTGAACTGGCTGAATGGTCTGCTTATCCCGGCTGGCTCTACTGCGGCGGCGGCTGGTATCGGTGCTATTATCGGTGCTTGTGGCGGTCCGATAGGAGCTGGTATCGGTGCGCTGATTGGTCTCGCTGTCGGTTTGGTGACTGACGGAATCATTGCTATTAAAGAGCATTGGAGCGAAATCACCACATTTCTGAATAAGTTTTTCACTGTAACCGTTCCGGGTATGTGGAACAAATTCAAAACGTGGGTACAGAAGTTGCCGTCCAAGGTCTCCGAGTTTTTCTCTAACCTGTGGAAACCTATCGAGAATTATGATTGGTACGGATTGGGAAAGAATATCGGAACATGGTTCGGTAACGCAGTAAAGAGCGGAATTGAGCTTGTGACGGTGAAAATTCCAAACTGGTTTTCCTCTACATGGGAAGCGGTTAAAAAGGCATTTTCCACATTCTTCACACAGACATTGCCGAAGTTCTTTACGCAGACAATTCCCGAGTTGTGGAACACCATTTCGGAAGCATTCGTAACCTTTTTCACCGAGACACTACCCGAGAAGCTGTCTGACATCGGAACATGGTTTCACGATGTTGGCAAGGCGGTATGGGACGGCATGGTTGAGGGCTGGAACGCTGGAATCAAGGCTATTGGTGATTTTATCAAAGGCTTTGTCGATGGCGTGAAGGAAGCTCTCGGTATTCATTCTCCGTCTACGGTATTCGCTGAAATCGGAAGGTTCTGTATTGAGGGACTGTTCAATGGACTGGGTGAAACGGTCAAGGGTATTGGCAAGTGGGTGAAGAAAAATATCATTACCCCTGTAAAAAATGCTTTTACAAAGAACCCTGTTGCTCTCGCAATTAAGAACAACACCTCCGACTTGTGGAATAAGGTCACAAATTGGTGGTCTTCGGAAACAAAGGACGGCGTTTCGGTTAAAACAGCAGTCCAACTTGCAAAAGACGGCTGGGACACAGTTTCCGGCTGGATTGGTAAGATTCCTGTCGTAAAGCAGTTTATCACTCTTGCGAAGCACCTGTGGACTTCTGTAAAGGACTGGGTGGGAAAAATCCCTACCCTCTCGCAGTTCATCGCTCTTGCAAAGGAGAAATGGGAATCTGTGAGGGACTGGATTGGAAATATCCCGGTTCTTGAACAGGGTATCAAGCTGGTAAAGAGCTTATGGACTACTGTAAAGGGTTGGGTCGGTAACATTCCTACTCTCGACCAAGGAATCGCTCTTGCTAAGAGGACATGGACAACCGTTAAAAACTGGGTCGGTAACATTCCTACACTTTCACAGTATATCGCTCTTGCAAAACAGGCATGGTCTACTGTAAAGGGCTGGATTGGTAACATTCCTGTTCTTTCTCAAGGAATTGCTCTCGCTAAACACCTGTGGACTACGGTTAGAAACTGGATTGGTAATATCCCGGTTCTTGAACAGGCAATCAGCCTTATCAAGAGTGGCTGGTCTAAAGTGAGTTCGTGGGTTTGGAGCTTCGGAAGTGGCGTTATCAGCCAAGGTGTCAGCCTTGCGAGAAACGGTTGGAGTACGGTTGCTTCGTGGGTACGCACACAAATCGGCGGTGCTGTTGATATAACTGTCAATCTGATTAGCAAATGGAAAGGTAGAATCAAAGAGTTCTTCGGCTTATCCGGTGGTGGTGTTATCAGTGCTGGCGGCGGTATCAAGATGTTCGCTTCCGGCGGTATCATCACTCCGAATATGTGGAAAGCAATGCCGAAATATGCTGGCGGCACGAACCGAGCGCATGGCTCTATGTTTGTTGCTGGTGAGAGCGGTGCAGAGCTGGTGGGTCATATCAACGGTACAACCGAGGTTCTGAACCGATTCCAGCTTGCCGAGGTTATGCACAGCTCCATTGTGAGCGGCATGGCGCAGTTTGCGAGATATTGGCAGTCCATGTCTCACGACCTTGTTACCTGTGCAAATGGCGTTATCAACGCTGTTATGGTAGGAACGGCTGGTATAAACGATGGTCTTGCCCTCGCTTCCGCAAGTGGCTACGACCCCTCTTACAAACTGGCACAGTCCGTCTATGAGGAGAATCAAAAATCCTATCGCACGGCAGAAAGCTCCATGTACGAGGATATGAGGGACTTCTATCGTGAGTTCATGGAAAGCTCTATCAACCGTATGGTTGTTGCAACCGAGAGACAGGCAGACAAGAAGGAACAGACCATCGTAAAGGTCGGCAACCGTACAATCAATGACGCTGTTACCACGCAGAAGGAAGCGAACGGTTTCAGCTTTACCGAGTAACTACCCGAGAAAGGAGATTCAGTATGATAACACTCATGCTCGGTGCTGGGAGGAAGCTGGGCTTCGGTAGGGGGAACACTCCCCCTACTGACTGGCTGACGCCCGGTAATTATCACACAATAACAATTTGAAAATAGGAGGAACACCAAATGAAGGTTGATATTAAAGATTATAAATCGTTCGAGCAGTTGTCCGAGGGCATTAAAGAGTTGAACGAAAAATGGAAAGAAACCAGCGCACACGCTGATAAGAAGCTGACATTCACAGGTATTCAGAAACAAATGCAGTCACTCTATGTGTTTATCACCAATGAGCGTACTGATTTGTATGCGAATATTGACAAGCTCAAAGATGTGTGGAGCGGCAAGGTGATTGCTGAACGCCGGGAAAAGCTCGTACAGCAGTTCAATGACATGGTGAAAACCATCATTGAAGCTACCAAACAGGATATTGCCGTTCTGACAAGCTCCAAGTTTGAGAAAATCGGCGATATGCTGTGTACCGCACCTACCGATGAACAGCTTCGTCTTCTCAAGGCATTGCAAATGCGTGGCGATGTGGATTCCGTTGAGGTACACCACATTCTCCCGATTTTCTTCGAGAACTATCAGTCCATGAGGGTTTTACAGGCTGTCAGCGAGCAGAACGGTATCAAGCTCCGTCTGCCTGTACAGCTCGATTGCCGGAAAATGTTCAATACGTTGAATGAAGCAAGCAACTACCTGTTGGCGGCTTGCAATGAGTTTTCTAAGAAGTGGGATAACATGGACATTCGATTCCATGCTTTCTACACCGTAAACGAGGACGAAAAGGATAAGCAGTACGACCCTGTGTACCAGCGTTATATTGACCTGTTCGATAATACTCCCCAGTTACAGGAAGTGAAAGCTGAAAAACAGCGTCTCTCCAAAGGCGAACTCGCAAGAATTAACTGGTACATGAGAGACGTTAAAGGACTGGACATTTCCAACCCGGCAGACTGTATCACTATCATTAAGAAAATCAATGATGTAGTGAAGGAACACCCGGACATGGTGACTTTGTTCAAACTGTCCGAGTATAAAGACTTGCTTGGTGATGAAAAGCCCCCTGTCGAAGACAAGCTGACAGAATAAGCGTTTAGATATGGCAAAAGCCCTACCCGGTATAGGGTGGGGCTTTCTGTCTATCAGTTGGTTTTCTCACTCGAGGATTGCTCTGTATCAAGATACACAGCTTTTGCAATATGTTCTTCGCTGGCTGTCGGGGTACATACAAAGACTTCCACCGGGGATTCATCGGTAAGTTCAAAAACATAGCTGACGGATAGCGACTTTCCGTTTTTGACCTCTTGAATGAGAGCCGCTTCACTACCATTTATGTCCGACAGGTCATTGATTTCGGTATCATGCTGAAACGCCTTTACAGCAAATGCAGATAACGCATATTGCGGTTCGGAATTGCTGTTGGTGTAAGTGGCTGATACTCTCAAGACCTCTTTCCCGGTATCGGTGGTTTCGACTTCACCGCCTGTCAGTTCAATGGAACTGCCCTCATACTCTGTGCTACTGGTTAGTTCCTTTTCGCCGCCACAGCCTGTCAACGATACAGCAAGTGACACGAAACAAGCGACTATCAAAGCGACTTTCGACTTTGCGACTATCATACGGTGTCCTCCTTATCCAACTCTAAAACGACTTTCGTACCGTTATCAAGAGCAAAGCACAAAGGCGCACCTGTAAACTCACTGATTTTTATAAGGTCTGCCGCTGAAAAACTATCCCTATAAAATTTGTTGCTTAATGCCTGTTTACTGATACCCAAATACCCAGCAAGCCCGGAGTGGTCTTTTCCTGTCAGTGCTAAAAGAGCTTTAATTTTTGTAGCAATCATTTTTTGTTTTCCTCCCTATATAAAGTGTGTTTTCTGAAATTCTGCAAAGCGAAATTTGTAATTCTGAATAATAGAATTATATCGTTTGTGATTATATAAGTCAAGTGTAGCGGCATGAAAATAATCAAAAAAGTTATTTTTGGTATTGACATTATAATTCAAATTGTGTATAACATAATCAGAAACGAAATACAGATACACAAAAGCGACAATGCAAGAAACAACACAAACGAGATAAACACAGTATATAGGAGGTTTTAACCATGATGAACGAGTACACCAAACAAGCAAGCGATTTTTTGAAGAAAGCCAACGCCACAATTAAAATTGATTTTGTGGGGCTTGCAGTCAATAAGGATTGGAAGGAACGAGAAAAGCGGAATTTATACGAAATTACATTGACAAGCTCCCGGGGTTCTATGGTCTTTGATTTTTGGGATTCTATCCACAATACAGAGATTAAAAAAAATGAGCCTTGTGGAATACGCCGAAAAGCGTTATAAAACCCGGTTTGATTCTTTGAGATATGCCGAAAAGCTCACAGCGAAAAAAGAGCTTGAAGCAAAGAAAGCCGAAGCCACCCCGAGCGCCTACGATGTTTTAGCGTGTATGACGAAGTACGACCCCGGCACATTTGAAGATTTTTGTTGTGAATTTGGCTATGACGAAGACAGCCGCACCGCCGAAAGAATCTATTTTGCAGTACAGAAAGAATATACACAGCTTGCAAGGCTTTTCACCGCTGAACAAATGGAAGAATTGCAAGAAATCAATTAACGGAGGTTTTGAAAATGAGAAAATACACACAGAAAGAATTGAAAAATCTTGTTTCTATTGGTGCGGCGGTGAATCTCACCAACGAACCAGCCGAAAGAATCCCGGCACGATATGAGAAAATCGGGTACAGTTCCGGCATTTATGGCATTAACGGCGGTTTGATTCGAGATACTGACGCCGGGACGTTATACGCTATTACTGCAAGAAATACTATGCTTGCAAGGATTTTCTAAGGGGGGTGCAATTTATGAGAAAATACACGTTCACAGATGGCGGCTATACCTTCCGGCGGATAGACAAGAAAGCCGCCCGGCGAGCTTATAACAATGGTCTTCGGGTTATGCTTTGCCCGGTGAATCTTCGCCCGGGCTACCCTTACCACCCGGAAACCAG